TTGGCGGTCACTTGAAAACCTCCGGCCTGTGACGGCGGGTATCGGAGGCTTTTTACGTTCTTTTTAAGAAGTTGTAGGTTTCTCCTGATAAATCCTATCAACTACTTCATAAGGAGCCCCACTCAACTTAATGGCTTCCTCCTTAGTACAATGATTCTTCTTCATGTTACGGATACCTGTTAGCAGTGCTACATTGTTGATAGGCACGCCCATGATTTCAGGAACTGTAGGATTCTCAACCTTTGGCTTTTCGTCTGCCATTTTATCCCTCCCTAGCCTATAGTAACCTTAGCATCACTACCAGGAATCTTCTTATAGAGGTCTTCAACATATTGTAGTGTAGCTGGGTCCTTGGAATGATACAGCGCATGTTTAGGATTAGCTTTGTTATTCATAATGTCCGCATGCTCGGACTGTGCCTCCTGAAGTGTCATGGCTCCTGTCCCTCTGTTATTGTTACCATTCATTACGCTAGTATCAGCTTTAACACCTTTACTCATACGCATTAGAATCCCGGTCAGGATAGGATGATTACCCAAACCAGTTTTTGCAAAGAAGGCCACATCTCTTTCAGACTTGAAAATCTGTGGAAAAAGCCGTTTGGCATCTTCCAAAGTAGCATCATAGTCAGCGCCAAACTCCGCCTTCAATGCTGCTGTTGTTTCCTCATAGCTATAACCACTATCTAGGTCTTTAAGACCGTTGGTTAGTGCCTTTGTATGTAATTCAAGTAATTCTGGTACGGCAGCTTTTGGGATACCATGCTTCAATAGAGTTTTACCAAGTTCACCAGAAAGCTCGTCACTCCAATTCAAACCTTCTGGAAGGTTTTCTGGCTTTTTGATTTCATATTCTTCAACCTTAGTTAACGGCCTATCGAGGACACCAGCCTCCCATAGCTTAGGAAGATTATCGGTTTTCCATTTAATAACTTCTTCTGGCTTAGTTTTATCAATCTTCAATGGGAGGCGTGAACCAACTTCGCGGTGTGCCTCATAACCACGCTTCACGAATGTAGCTAGATCTGGAGTCTCTTTAACAAATGGAATATCTTTAATAGGTACATCCTTACCATCTTGTTGCACTACAACAGTTGCAAGGTCAGGAGACTCAAACCACGCGCTCATTGCGATCTCCTATTGTTGCTAGTTCTTGTTCGTATCTAGTTAGATCTGGAATAGCCTCTGGTTTGTACTCTTGGAGGGCTTGGATATTTTTTAATATTTCATGTACCACGCTGCGCCTAGCGTTAGCAATACCAGGTCCCTCCGGATCTGTTCCTTCATAGACTGTACAATAAACTGTATCCATTAAATGTTGCAAAACAGCCTGACCATCGGTTGTCAGTAGAAATACTCTATAGCAATGTAGTGTTTCCGGATTGTCATGATCCCGCCATTTAGCAGGAAGCCATTTACGAATAACGTCGGTAATCACTTGCGGCCACCTTGCATTAATTCCATAACAGGGGCGGCCTTATTAGCTGCATTTGCAGCTTGCTCCGCTTCTTGCAATAGTAATTCCTTTTCCTGTTGTTGCTGCCGTGCGGCACGTAACATAGTAACGCTACGGTCTGTATTACGCCATTTGGCTGGGAGGCCACGTAGGTCTTGTAGACCTTTAGCCACATTATCCTTATGCAACCAATCTAGAATACTTGGATCAATCTGTGCAAGTGGTGCTATATCATTTAGATATAGCATAAGGGCCTCAGCGTCCTCGGAACGCTGCATTCTTGCAAGTGGGTTCTGGAATTCTACATTAATAATACCATTGGTGCGTTGCATAGCAGGCGGCGGTGGTGCGAAATCGCCTGCGGCTAACTGAATAGAAAACATAATGGAAACGATACTTCGTAGTAATTCAAGTTCAGCGCGGCCATAGACCGGGCCAATTAGTTTATAGAGTAATTGTAGTTTTCTAGCAAACTCAAACGCTGTCATCTCACTTTTGTTAACTTCCATGAGATTTAGAATATGGTCTACGTAGAAGACCATTTTAACTGTCTTGCGCATTTCCTCTTCTTTAATATTTGAAATCTCTGGTCTAGAACCAGACTCAAAAGGCATCAATGTTTGACGAATGTCTTTGCCATGTGTATTTAATTTGGTGTAGCCACCTGGAATCAAACGTAGACTACCAAATAAACCGTCATGCGTAACCATAACTGCAGGTCTAACTTTTAGAGCGTGATCTTCTAGACCAAGGCGTTTGGCGGAGTTCAAAGACCAAACATCAGGGAATGCAATATCACCGCGACCACGGCCCATTATCTCACCTGGGGTACGATGGTAACGTGGGCCGGAGGCGGGGAACACAGGGTAACCACTTTCAAAGATTACATCTTTAGACTCATTTTCCACCCAACACGATGCCCACGGCATTCCTTTGTTGCCATAACCTTGCTCGCCTCTAGGTCTAGGATAAATCCCATGAATAATCTTAAATTGCCTATCAGGTTTACCTTCGGTTATTGCTTTTGCAACATTTTCTGGTATCTTACCAATTTTACTCCATTTGTCACTTATCTGCTGCGCAGTCATATAAAACTTGCGCCAACCCTCGTCAACTCTACCATTGATTCCTTCTTGAATGATGAACCGGCCGGTTCGCTCCGCACTGAAATTGAAACCTCTAAAACCTTGGATAGTATGGTTAACAGGTTGTGCGTTTTCCTCACACATTAAATAGCCAGTACCAAACCCCACCCAATCTATTAAAGTCTCGGCACCTTCGGCATAAAATGCGCTGTCGGCGCAGCGACGCAGAGTCCTATCACGACTGTCTTGACACCATTCATTGATTTCGTTTATCTCGTCGGTAGAGACTCCCGGCTGTTGCGGCATGGAATAGTCAAACCAACGCTGTCCGGGGTTGAATAATAAGCCTGCAATGAAATGCGAACACAATTCACTTGCAAGTAATGCTGTAGAATCATAAACCCCACTAGTTTGTTTATCTCCAGTAGTATATTCTGATAGAATTCCCACCCTGGAAGGCGCGATAAATGGAGCCATAGTATCGCAACGCGCAAAATGCGGCTGTGCGTTCTGCCATAAACGCTCGAAGGTTTTAATTGCTTCCTTGCCGTTAGCGGCCATAATGCTCCGTATGCTGGCTCCGGCCAAAGTCATCTACACGTCTACGACTCTCAAGCAATGCTAGTGCATAATCATCGAGATAACGTTCAATGCTCCTGTGACCAAAGGGGCGCACTTGTTTAAGTCTCTTTTGCATTTCAGCTCTACTAAAAGCGCCGCCGTTTGGTCGTGGCATTTTTCTAACTCCCCAATGTTTCGAGACGTTGGCGAACCTCCTCGGACATCATATCATTACTTATCATAGTAGATCTATAACCACGTTGACGCTGCTTTCTTCTAATAGCTTCTGCATTAGCTTCTTGAACAAATTTATCCTGTTCTTTTGGAGCAGGAGCTACAACCTGCGGTTTAGGTGAACTACCTCCGCTGGCCATATATATTCCTTGGGTCAAAATCTATTTCTACTTTAACCTCTTGGTCAAATTGGTGATCCCACATTAAAGGCTCAAACCCCGCCTCCTCACCAGTTCGGAGGGCGTCAGCCCCATGTGACCATTTATCGTGTCTAGGTTTCTCACTGAAAACTTGGTCTTCTTCGTTAAATTCCCTATTGTAGTTACGAAGGCAATCAATGCCTTTGGCACATTTAAGTCTGTCGAAATAGAAACGATAGAAGTTACGGCGGATCTTTTCAATTTCAGCTTGCACACTTGGGGTTCTTTTGTCTACACAAACTACATTCTTGAACCCCATTTCACCAAGGTATTCCGCAGCGGCCCGCCCATCCCACGGTAGACACAACCGGCCATAAACATAAGGCTTTTGTTCACGTAGTAGTTTAACAACCCACTGCATTGACTTCTGAGTTTCTTCTTCGTAATCTATAAAACGAATTGCACCATTTACAACTTGGTAAAACCAAATAGCCATAGCGTCGGCATGACCAAGGTCAAATAGAACACCTACGGGATGGTTGGCAATGTAGGGAATATTATCAATACGGCCGTCGGCATCGGCCTTCATCATCATATCGCCATAGATCGTACCATACTGGAAACCAGTAAAATCACACCAAAATTCCTGTCTTAACCATTCTTCACGTTTGCCGCGCCTCCGGAACTCCTCAATGGTTTCCAAACTAACTACTGGGAGGCCGTTTTCACCAAGCGCGTCTCGTCGAGTATCTTCAATAGTTAGTTTTTGGCAGAACCAGTTGGGATTGTTATAGGCCATATCATATAGACGTTTTCCGTGATTCTCACCATTCGGGGTATAGGCAAACAATTGCCAGCCGTCATTTTCTGCAAATACGGGTTCCAAGGTATCCATTGCTGCTTCCATGTAGTCGCCATGTGCGTACTCACTATATACTATTCCGATAGGATTAGGCCCTCTGAGTCTTTCAACTGCTTTCTTGTCATCCGCCCCCATTACTTGATATATAGAACCATTAACTAACTGCAACTGCATTTCAGTTTCATTAGGTTTGGATGCCAGAAGTTCCTGTGGAAACATATCTATCATACGAAAGGAACGTTCAACACCATTAATCTTTTCTTGTAGAATATTATCCCAGAGGTCGCGGCGACCCTGATTTAACGCAGGGAACAAATGAAAATAGACACCTTGTCGCTTCAATGCTTCTTCCAAAGTAAAAGCCATAGCATTACGATCTTTGCCGGCACGGCGATGCCACAAACAAACAAAGTTCTTTTTACCCGCGAAGCGTGCCTGACGCACGGCCCTTTGGTAACTACGCGGGCGAAATATTTCCCTGACGATCGCCATACATTATCTTTGGTTTAATAACATTGCTAGTTAATGTTATTACAACACGAATGGAAATTGTTTCACCGCACCCACACCTGGCGGTTGTTATCTCATTGGTATTTGAGATTTCTATAACAGGAGGCGGGATGTGCTGCCAATGCTGCGCAAGCCATTGCTCTAGCAATGCAGCTTTCTTGAAACATATACTTTGGACAATGGTTGTTAGAATATCAGCCATGCTTTGCCTTAAAGGCTTGTACTAAAGCTTTTTCAACATATGGAAATGCCCATGGCATAGCATCGTCAGCAACAAAAACTTTTGCTTTGTGACAATTATCTTCACACTTAGCATATACTTCATAAACAAGAGTATCAAATGGAGGCTTATGAAAAAAATATCCTTCTGGTTTCATATAGCTACCGAATATTTCAAGGTTCATCTTTAAAAAGCTCCGCTATAACATGAGGTGGCATTTTCCCATTACGCATTTTAAAAACTTGTGGCTCCATTTCCACAATCTCACCTTCCGCAGGCTCCAAATGCCCGGAGGGCATGAAATGCGGAAGACTCAATTGCTCTGGTGAAGCCACAAGCTCCGACGCTGCAGGATCGCCATTTAACGTTGGTTCGTTATTAAGCCGGCTTTCTAATTCCGGCGCATGGTCACCTCCTATGACTAATTCTAGAACGCCAGTCACAGGATCAATGCGTAACGCCACCTGCGGTGTTTTAACTTTATCTTGTTCCTGAACGTAAGTCCCGGCCACTTTCATTACTTTGTCAATTGCACCCTGGCGGGCCATGTTATCTTCTACAAGGCGTTCGTCTGTAACTCTACCCTGAAATGTGAAAAACTCTGATTTCTTTGCATCCAATTGTTCATCTAAACGTTCAAAGGCTTTTTGCAAAAGATCAGGCGGGGGTGCCAACCTAACAAATATCGCCCGGCGTATTGCTTCAACATCATAAGATATTGATTTTTTAACTAGTTTGTTGGCCATTTGTATTTATATACCTGTGCTAGCATGCTGTCATGTTTGTAAGTTTCGTATTCCTTGGGAGGAAGTCTGTGTGGTGACATTGTTCTGAGGGCCTGGCCATCTGCTATATAACGATTAATTTCGGGTGGAAGTGTTAAAACTACGTAGTTCAATGTGTAAACCCTCTAGATTTACAATTCTCACACACGCTGATTTTAACTATTTTGTCAGGGGCGGGGCAACGACATTGACTTATGATTGCTGTACACCATTTACATTTCTCTATATAGTGACTCATGTACCTAAAGCCTTGGCAACTAGCCAATCTAAAGGATTCTTCTTAGCAACTCGCGTCCTGGGCCTCCCAGCGTTTGCAAGTCTTGTTGTTTCAATTCCATGGAATAGCATTTTACGAATCTTCAAAATCTCAGATTCTGAGAGAAAACGCTGCTCCCACACTGACCCAGGGCCCTGCCCATTACTTGTAGTCTTATATAAACCTGGGAATTCCGCTTTATGTTTATATAGAAACGAATACAAATGATTCAAGGAAGGCATAGGAATCAATTCACAGGCAACTTCCAACGTTACTAATTGTTCAATCAACGCCAATACTCACAATGCCAAAATTACTAATACGTACTGCCTTACTAGGCACAGGTGTAAACTCACCATGTTTACCACAGCTAGCGAAATTTTCCCAATCATACTTACATGCTTTGAAACATTCGAAGCAGTTAATGTCACGTAAATATGCCATCTTACCCCCTACAGCAATGCTAGATAGACTACTCCTATCCACTAGGAACACTTTACCTTACCGATTCACTTCCTGTCAAATTTATTTTCCCTTCAAAAATCGCATACTTACAGCGCATTAACGCCCCGACGCCCGGCCGCGCTAGCGAAACTGCTTCACAGGCAGTTAAGTCTTAAATTAACTTTCCAAAACCAAAAATGCCTAAAAAACTTAAAAAAGTTTTTGGGAGGCAAAATGCCTAAAAAATCAAAGAGAGTGACTGCAAATTCCATGCCAAAAGACTCAAAAGCCCCCTGGCACCCCTCTTGCATTCTGCATATTCTGTGCCATTGACGCAATGCGTAATTATCCACAAATTATCCACAATTGGGGTATTGTGGATAACTGCGGCACTGCGTCATTGGCACAGCGTATGCATTAGCACATAGTATGCCAATCAACACAAATCAACATAAATCAACCTAAATCAATACTAAATGGTCGGGCATTGTGCCCGAATAGGTCGGGCATTGTACCCGATGCGTAAGTATTTGATTTGATGTACATTTCTCGCTGTAACCTGTATAGACAGGGCATAGTGCCCGATACTACACCAATGTATAGCACCATGGGTAGTGTAGTCTAGGAGAGCGACCACATTATGCTGTATTAGGTATGTGGCACAGGGCCTGCAATACCATTGATGCGTAGGCGATGCGGGCGGTACAAGACCCGCAGAGACCAGGTAGGGCCTACACTCACTGACCACGCCTTGCGGAAGCAAGGAAAGACAGTGATAGGACACGGCGCATAGCCCGTAGCGTGCCAAGCGTTTGCCTTGGTAGTGGCGGGGATTCGTTAGCAGCCTCCCTATAAAGAATATAACTCATTCTCCGAGCACTGACAATGCGGAGAGAATGAGACTAAGGCTAGGCATTGCCAACGCGTTGCGCGCTAGCACAGGCGCAGCGCGTCTACACTGAAAGAAAGGGATAGGACAATGTGCAAACACAGTCTAAAGAGTGGTTGCGTTTACTGCCATGGCGCACAGCGCCAGAGCGTAAACGTCAATGGTACCCTGAACCCCAAGGTTTTAAGGCGTGATCGCCGAGCTCTAAACTACGCCTTGCGCGTAGAACAGGCAATGGTACAAGAAGGGCCATTAGCGCAGCGTGAACGCACGCCTAGCGGCTACCGCCCGATAGGGCGTAGCATGGCAAAGTGGTTAACGGGATACGCTGGTAACTAACCAAAGTCTAACCCAGGCGTGACACTGCGCTGGCGCGGTCAGGGGCAAACGGCCAATGGCTACGCCAGTTTGCCTATGGTGACACTCTCCGAGGCAAACGGCCTTTAATGGCAGGGGTTTACGCGACACTGCCGGTTCGCTAGGTAGCCGTGGCTAGGCGCCCCCCGAGTGATAGACTATGGAAGTTAGATTTTGAATTATATATACAAGTAATATATTATAATAATAATATAATATTAAAACATATACTAAAGACTATTCCTCCCTGGGCCCCGGGGCCATGGAGACCCCTACCTAGGAAACTGCCGTTGTCCTGTAACTGCTTGAAAACACAGGGCAAAAGTGCCCGACAGTGTCACCTCAGGTAACTGTGTGACTTCATTGGCCGTTCCGGGCAGTCAATGTCAAGACAGTGTCATAGGAGGCGTTAGTCCTATGGAAAACAATGAACTAGCGCGCGTACGTTGTGCTATCTGCAATGGTTGCAAATTAGGAGGGCCTTGCTTTAGACCTATTATAATTAGAAGTATAAAGAAAGGTGGTGATACCAAAAATGCGTAAGCATGGTGGTGTTTGGTTCTTGAAGTTGTGGCGCATGCGTCTAACGTTTTGTGTGGTACGGGCACGTTAACCAACGGCCCGAGCGCCCTCGGAGGTAAAATATGGAAATGACTGCCGATGAAGTAAAAGAGTTAGCAACACGCGGGCGTATCTACGCTACCAAAGCGTTACGCCTACGGACCGGGCTCGGCCTACGTGATGCTCTTGACATTGTGAACGCCTATGCCGTTGCAATAGGCATGGGCACGATGCAAGAGCAACGTTACACATGTGGTGAATGCGGTGGCTCCGGTTATAAGATACACAAGATTTACGTTCACAGAGGTTGACTAAAAGACTTAAGAACGTGGGGAGGTGATACCGGGCGGGGTTGCCTGCCTCTAGCAGCGCTGCGGGCGGGGACCATCAAGGTCAACCCGTGAGCGCGTCAGCCTAGAGCGGGCTACATAGGAGGCCCCGCCCTAAACGGCAGCGGTGGCACAAAAAATTGCCTTGACACGGGCGCTAGCCCGTGGTATAACAAAGGTGGGTAGGGAGCCTCGCAATTGGGCGGGGCTGGGTGACGTTAGACTTAACAATTAAACATGGAGAATGGCAATGCCTAAAGCCAAGATCGAACGGGTTGTGCGTGAGGAAGATGGTTTTCAAGTGGTGGAGGTTGACGTTGCCGGTGGTGGTGAAACCAAGGCAACCAAGACTGTTACTATGCGGAGGCCTACGGCTCAGAAGCTAACGGAATTGGTTACGGTGCTTGGCAATGAAAAGAAAGTGCCGTTGACCACTTTCTTCCTGGGTTCTGACTACGAAGGAAAGGACACGGGCGAGGAAACCATGTCGCAGTTTCTTGCGCGCATGGTGGGCGTCGCTATCGACAAGCGCATTCGCGCTGACGCCTATGAGTCCGTGGCCCAGGAATCCACCACTATCACGGTGGGTAAGGACAAGATCGATCTCATGTCCTTCAAGTTGAAGGGCCTCCTGCGCGCAATCAATGGTGCGCGTGGAGTGCGGGCCGAGCGCATGGCGGCGGTTGGTATCGAAGATCCTGACTCCACGGAACTTACCCAGGAGCAACAGGATAAGGTTAAGACTGGTGACCGGGGCCTGGGCTATGGTCCTTACAAGACTGCAGCAAAGAATCTTGTCGAGGGCTACGTTAACGACAAGGGTGAAAAGGTTCCGCCACAGGCACGGGAAAACAAGGAAACGGGTTTGCTGGAAGCTATCGCTGCCTAGCTCTTAGTGTGTGAATGGTTGAATGCGCCGCTGATAACATTCGTGGGCGTGACTTAAATAAGTTCCACCTAACACACTAAGAAACCCGCTGGCATACCGGGTAATGTATGCCATAGCTAGCGCGGCTAGCATGCTTCGCATGTAATCCCCAGTATTTGTGGGTGCCGCGTTAGCTTTTTTTATTAAACACATCGTTTCACAATTTTTGGTGGGAGGGCAACACAATGTCTGATGATGACGACCATGTAGAATATCAACCAGAGTTTGTTGGTCCTTGCACTTGTGACCATGATACTGATGATCATGGATGGAGCGAATGCAATATCGAAGGTTGTAAGTGTGAGGCTTTTTGGTCAGAATAAGACTAACCTAGCAAGGACCGTGCCAGCCTAGACGGGCCTCCGGCCCTCGCGGCTGGGCGCCCTAAGTGCCTGCCAAGGCAGCCTAAAATAGCCCTTGACACGCCCAGCCTAACGTGTTACTCTCCTGCCTGGAGCCAGAAAAATGCAAGACGACAGCGCCACTGACGTTAGACTTCAAAAGGCTCTACAAACTGTAAAACTCTTATGTGACGAACGCGACAGCGCCCGTCGCACCCTAGACTACCTAGAAGACCGAATCCGCGAAGCGTGGAAGCTAGTGCCTCATATGGCGGTGCGCCAGGAAAAGCCCTGCCGTAAATGTCAACGGCCCACAATGGAAACGTTTGGAGGCACGGCAATGTGTCGTAAACATATTGCCAAGGATAACGATATGGCATCTATCCTTGAAAGACTGATCTACGACGATGGAAACTAAGTTTACTCGCAGAGCGGGCCGTTGTGGCTACCGCTTTGACTCTGCCATTAAACGGCAGTGCAAGGCTAAAACACGGAAGTTGATTCAGTTACAAGATAACAAAATTAAGAATGGTTTAACAGTGTATGAGATCAAATGGCAACACCGTTGCCGTAACCATGACCACGGGAAATTCATAAATGGATGAGTTAGACGACGTACAAGAGGAACGTAAGCCATTCTGGCGCTGTGAGGAATGTGGTTACGAGTCACATGATAGACCAATGCCAGCAAATCGTGAAGAATTCTATCGTAAAGGTAGGCCCGCAATGTGTCCACGCTGCAAGAGTGGTGGAATGATGCCGGTGGGTTTTTGAAATGCAAACTAAAGTCATAGACTACAATCTAAAACTAACAAACGTTACTGACCTAGAAGAGTTTTCTACCATAATTAAGAACGCAATGGTAGACCGCCTCGCTATCCATGAACGCTTTTCAGCGTTGCGCCTTGCCAAGGTGAAGTTAAATTACAATGATTGGATGCATAAAGGTTACGCCGGTGTTGCCCACTCTAATGGTACCATTGAGGTTCGTGACACTAACAACCATGCCTTGACCTTGGCCGGAACCGTCATCCATGAGTTAGGCCACCAGTTAGCAGGCGTTGACGAAGGACACTCACAAAATTGGATTGATGCCTGCAAACTCTTAGGCTTGTTAAACACGAAACGCGAAAAGAATAACCAACCGGAAGATTTCGACAAATATGCATTACAAGTCATAGAAAAAGCGTTATTAAAGTTCGTGACCGCCCGGCCGGAGCTTGTAATCAACCCTGACATTAAAATTCCGTGGCCTTCCCACATAGGTCTATGGACATGCCCAAACCCGCATGAGTCATTCCACGCCTGCTATGTTGACGGCAAGATGGTTCATAAGTGTCATATTCTGCAATTCCAAGACGAAGACATTAGGGATATGTTACGGAGGATTAAAGAGGGCCGTAACATCCTGAATGCCAATGAAATGGGTTTAGGCAAGACTGTTGAGTTAATGGGTTTAATTAACGTTTTACATCCCAAGCGCATTTTCGTGGGTTGCCCTAACAACGCGAAATTAGTTTGGCGTAATCATTTCCGTGACTTCTGTGTCCATGACTACGGTGACGATCTAGAAGTAGCACACACCAGCCTCTATATGTTCAGTGACGTTGTAATTATGAACTATGAAGCATTAAGGAAGTGGAAAGATGCTATCTCCAAAGAGCATTGGGATATGGTTATCTTTGATGAGGGACAATACCTTAAAACGCCTAATGCTAAACGCTCTGAGGCTGCCTACTCTGTTAAAGGTGATATTGAAGTAATCATCACTGGCACTCCTATCGTAAACTATCCTTACGAGATTTTCCCGCTAATTCACTACCTCGATAGAGCAAATTGGCCCGAGTACGGTCACTTTGAAGCATCCTATGGGAGTAAGTCGTCAGACCGGCTCGGGCGAAACCTTACTCATTTACAGCAAAAGTTACGCGCCACTATTATGTTACGCCGCCTGAAAAAAGATGTAATGAAGGAACTTCCTAAGAAACGCAGACAAATCATTGAGTTTGAACCCTCCGAGGAAATCAAGGAACTTATCGAAAGTGAAATGTCACTATTTAATCAATTAAAAGGCAATGACTTTGATACTGTAAAACTATTAAATACACTTAAAAATGAATCTGAGGAGGCAATCGAAGATATTGATTGGCACTCCGTAATCCTGAGTCTGGCACAAACCAAGAGGTTTGCGTTTGAAGAAATGGCGAAAATAGCCCATGAAATTGGGCGGGCGAAGCTACCTTACATTTATGAGCATATCGAACAGGTTTTGGAGAATAGGGAGAAAGTAATTGTTTTTGGTCATCATCGTGATGTTTTATCCAAAATCGCTGCACGGTTTGCACCTAACTCAGTTTTGCTTTTGGGTGGAAATCAAGACCAAGCAGCCGCTACCAGCATGGCATCTCAAAAATTCAATGATGATGACAACTGTAGGTTGTTCGTAGGTGGTATTTCTATAGCTGCTTCCTATTCGTTGATTGGTTCATCGACAGTGGTGTTTGTTGAGGAATCATGGATTCCAGGTGAGTTTAGTCAGGCCGAGGACCGAGGCCATGGCATAGGCCGTGGTGACGCCGAAGCTAAATCTATGTTGATTCAACATCTTGTGTTTGAAGACTCATTAGACACAAAGAAAGCACAACTCAACATTAGGAAGCAGAAGTCAATTGACCGGGCGATGAACAGGTTTTAGGAGATAGTATGAAATATAGAATAAAACTAATGACACGCCCCAATACTGTAGTATTTGAGACTGTAGTTGAGGCAGAGGATTGGGCCGAGGAAATGCTTGAAATGGAAATGCGCGTTAACGGTGGTACTCCACAAAATGTTGGTTTACTTCGTATGCATGTTACTGAGGAACCAGAATCAAAATGATTACTGTTTACGCCCGCCTCCGACCCTCAACATCATCGAAGGCCCGTAAGGTGCAATATGTAAACATGAATGGCAGACGTGACAAAACCTCGGTTGACGTTAGGATTCCTAAAAAGTTTTTCAAAAACAAAGGTCTTATACCTCGTCAGATTGGAGTGGTGGTTTTCCATGGCTGAATTAACTCCGGAAGAAATCGCAGTTGTAAAGGCTAACAGGAATAATGTTCGTCTTCTTGAAGAAGGGCAATTAACATTTTATATAGGTGTATTAGTCTGACCGTCATTTGCAGTCGCGCAGTTGCGCGATCCACAATCGCATAGAGAAGATGTTAGAAATCGTTGGCAAGCAATGCAAGATGTAGCACATGCTTTAGGTTATGCCCATGAAATGGAATACAATGTAGCATGTGAACGCAGACCCGAGGAAGTTAAGGCACGTATAGACAGACTATGAGTTACTACGAAGATGACGCCGAATTTGAACGCGAAACGCATGTTAAAGACGAATTAAAGTCGGTGTTTGGGCGGTGGGCCAACAATGTAGTAAAACAAAGGAGGGATAAAATGCCAGAGAAGTCAACCAAGGTCTGGAAGGATGACAAGGGACAGTATTTCCATGATGGATGTTTCGAGGATAATGAAACTAGGGAGTGGCGCCTCGCCAATGGTTTTACCGCAGTTAAGTCACTAGATGATTTAGATGAAGATGAGGAGTGTGGAAGTTGTGGAGGGCAATTCCTGGCCGGGCTCGAACCTGACGAGGACGATGACGTTAACGACGTTGACAATGATGAAGTTAACGACGACGACGAAGATTAAATGATTGAGAGCGGGGCATCATGGATTACAAGTATATTGTGTTACGTCAATACCGTGATGCCCCACTTCTCGCTTATAGATTTGCTTATATTGGTATTGATAATCGTTTGGTGGACTTGGGCGTATTTGTTATGGAAACTATTTCGTTCATAGAAATGCTATTAACAATGATGTTAGGTGCCAAGGCAGTAGGTAGTAAAATAGAGGTCGAGTTTCTAAATGGAGAGTCATGGAAAACGTTAGTGAGCAGGTTATGATACACAAATTTCGTGGCGAGATTTGCCCAGCTTGTTTGTGGGATCTATTACTTAAAGGTATGATTACAGAAGAATTTATAAGATTATATAAACACGCTCATACCACCAATGGAAGATAAATCAGCCCACCGCAAAATAATTCGTGCAATACACGAAAATTGCATAAAGGGTGATCCTTTTGCGATATGGGAGATTCGCGACCTTTCTGGTGTTTCCACTTCCAGTGTCCGTAGGACTATGGAATCGCTTGTAAACTATAATTTCATCATACATCTTAAAAAAGGTTTCCGTGGGCGGAAGTACCGGGTTAACTTCCGTTGGCCTAAAGACGTTGCTACTGCAATCAAAGACTACGAGTTTGGGAAAATCTTGGAGATAGATTAATGACTGACGAAGTCATCAGCTACAACGTAAGAGTACGAGACCTAAATAAGCACACTGACAACATTCTAAATACGTTGTCAACACTTCGTGGCACACATAAGTACGAACTAATACGCGAGGCACTTGAGGAGTTTGCCGAAAACCACAAACACGAAATTGTGGCAGTTGTGGAGAGGCCGGCATGAGTTGTGAAGCTTGCGAAAGTTATATAAATGAAGGTATTAAGTTTTGGTACCGTTGGAATAATGCAAAGATAGTCATAATCGGTTGCCAAAAACATGTTTCGGAAGTAATTAAGACGCTAAATGAGGCTCAAGAGAATGCTTCTAGGTAGCAAGCCTCTCTCCGAGATGTCAAATGATGAAATGCTAGCTGCAATTGAAGAACTACGTAGCAAGCGCGAAGCGTTGAGGGCCGAGGCCATAGCCAAAAAGAAACGTGAGACTGAAACCGGGGTTAAGGAACCAAAAACGCCCAGGGTTAAAACGCCTAAGGATGACCCACTAGCCAACATTGCTAGAATGTTGTTGGAGGATAAAGATGAATGAACATAATTGTTGTGGTCATGTATGTTGCCCTCATTGCCACGGTGAACGAACTAAATGTGTCAGTATTACTCTACTTCCGAACGGTACTTGGAGAGTAGCAAATGAAGATAAACCACAACCAGTGACAGCAACTCATAATACACTACGGGATGCCACCTGGGATCTCTGCACTCGTTTATTACCTGATCCATACAATGAGAGAAGTAAGTAATGATTAGCAAAGAACTCTGGAAAGAAACAAAACGTGCTCTGGTTATCGGCCTGGCCCTTGGTTGGATTCTTATTTTGGTACAAATACTATAATGTTAAACGATAATATAGGGGAAACGCAGTTTCGTGAGATATTCGAGAAATGGGCAAAAAAACATGAAATAGTACGCCAAATCAGTATAGATGCAACAAATCCAATAAGTTTGGAGCTAATCAATGAACTCTACGATGATTTATCATGATTGACAAAGACCGCCAAATAATCTACGTAGACTATACAACATTGGCAGTGTTTAAGTCCTGCCGCAGAAAGTGTCAGCTAGGCCATGTCATAGGCTATCGCACCAGCGGCCATGATGCCGCTATAGATTTCGGTCACGCATGGCATGCGGCTATGGAAGCCTACTACGACAGTCAGGCAGGAGGCTTTCATTATCACGAGGATAACGAGAACGAATTAGGTAAATTCCGCACACGCAAGTGGCAATTGTTTCCATCTGGCACAGTTATAAATCCTGTTAAACAGGCGCAAGCTGCATTTTTAGATGATTTAAAAATCAATGAAGCCCAACTGCAAACCACCCTAGAGGGACCGGAGCGTCGGTCAGTTGAACGTGGTTTATTTATGATTGAAGCCTACACCGACCGTTATCGTAACGAATTATACGAAAATATTTTGTGGCCGAGCGGTGAACCTATGACAGAACTAGGTTTCACCTTCCAAATTGCTCGTTATGAAAACTTCGACATTGTTATGTGTGGTTTCATTGATCGCCTTATGCGTGCTGTAATGACTAAACGCCCGGTCCTTTTTGAGACAAAATCCACCATTTTCGCATTGTCACAATTTATTAAACAAGTTAAACCAAACGATCAAATCACTACGTATTTTAAGCATATTCAAAACATAATGCCAGAAATCCGTGAGGCAATTTGGGATTGTATTTTTGTTTCAAGTCGCCAACCAGATATGTCTAAAGCTTTGAAAGATAGATATTGGATGTGGGGTATCGACAAAGATAAAGATTTTGTGAGGCAACCTACCTCGCGATCTCGCTCCGATATTGCAGAGTATATGATCGAAACAGAGGAATGGGCTCTAGAATATGCAAAGCATCTTATGAGTGGTAAGCAGTGGTGGAACAAAACTCCTAGTATGATGACTTGTCATTTCGGTAAAGGTTGCAGGTTTGTTGATGCTTGCAATCTAAATGACCAGGCCCGGTCTAATTTCCTAGAAGGAAGATTCATTAAAAAGCCTTGGGAACCATTCAAAATGATACCAGGGACGGGGTGGTGGCAAGAATGATTAAAGTAACTTACGGAGCAAAACCTGGGGTAGTTGTCATAACACATGATGGGCAGGGACGCGAGCCCATACAGATTTGGGATTCTATTGAGGTTTTTAATCTAATAAATGAGTTAACGGATGCATGGCGTAAGGCATGGCCCAAAAGCGATTTGAGAGGAACGACCCCACATGAACAATAAAGATAAATTAGCATTTCTACGTATACAGCTATATACAGCTGCTCAAACGTTGATTGATGAAGATGCAGAAGAATTTTGGAAGTTAATAGATGAAATGGAAGCTCTGCGCGAAATGCGCCATTTACGGAAACGATAATGACAGACAATCCAAGCCCTAAAACCGTAATACTACAAGGCGAGCCCGGTACGGGTAAGTCTATGATGGCAGGTTTAACTGCCGTACACAAGCCAGTGCATTTCATGGATATTGACCGCAAGATACAAAGTGCAGGCTGGGCACGTGAAGCTATCGCCAAAGGCGAAATAACATATTGGGAGTTAAACGAACCAACTGACGAAGAAAATCTTAAATCTAGAATAACACAGTTAGCCAAAGGCGAGAAACTAACCAAGCCACCGCAGGGTTGGATTAAATTTGCAGAATACTATCATAAACTACCACAAGAACCTGCGGCCAAAGCGGCCGGGACTTGGGTTGTTGATTCTGCTACATTCCTAAACGAGCATATGAAATCCCAGATTATGTACCTTGCTGGCAAAAGCAAATATGAATGGGATCAATGGAATGCTCTTAAAATTGGTTGGCTAGACACTTTCGGTGTTATGCGTGATCTTGCAAAAGAGAATCACAAGGATTTAATAGTTACGGTTCATGAACGTGAAAAAGAAAAAGTAGGTGAGAAGTCTAGAGGCGTGACTTACGAAACTGACATACGTGGCAACCGCACAAGAATTGTTGGTGGGACTCAGGACCTTAAAATTTGGGCCTCTATAGACGGTGCATTTGGTGAGTTAATTGGGGCGCCGGCAGACGAATACTACTGGTTGCATGTAGTAATGGTTAATGGCAATCCTGTATGGAAATGTCGTGTTCATCCTGACGGTATGCGTGCACTTCGCACTAGTTTTGTAATAAAGGATGCTGAACAGGAGCCTGACTTTAGGAAGATTTGGAAATGAAAGAAGAAAATCGCCATAAAATACGTAAATTAGCTTCTATGCTAGCTGATCTGGCTATAAGACAAGCCAATGGCGATATGAAAAAGATAGATAGATTATTGTCTAGATTAAAACACGAGCGGTTGAAACATAGACGTAGAAGAGGAGGTGATAACCCGACGCCGCCCTCTAGCATTGGCAAAGAGGGCAATAAAGGCGTTAGTAAGACTAGCGCCGCTAGTGCTGAAAGCAACCCTAATGAGCCATCGTAATATCCGACGTCGGGTTGCAGATGGACCGGGGCCTAGTACGCTTAACGGCGCTAGTTTCTAAACCTTTAACCTCAATCGGAGACCAAAAATGTCAGAAGATGGGATGATTCCAGTTGGTAGTGGTGACTTTCCAATCGACGTTCCCGCCCTCGAAGAGTCTGGTGTTTACACTGTCAGGTTGATGAAGGTGGCGTTGTCACCGAAACTTGACAAGCGTGATCTAATGTATTGTGCGTTGCAAACCGAGGTTGCCGAGGGTGACTACGAGGGTTACGTGTTGATGCGTAACTATCTACCGTTGCCAATCGCTGTTCCTGAATCAGCTAGTAAAGCTGCGAAGTTTCAGGCACAGCGAATCAGTGTAGACTTCGAGAGATTCTGCCAAGCTTTTAAGATCAAGAGTGCCATGCCTGTTGTTAAGGGAGTAAATGATACCGAAGGTAAGGCACTATGGCATGAATGGATCTCGCAGTTCTACGGAAACATCGGTAAGGTTACTATCCAAAACCAAGAGTTTCAGGGGCGTACACGCTCTGGAATTAACGATTTCGTTCTGTAACTCCCAGAGGCGGGCACCTACACCGCGTGCCGTACAATACGGCAAATAAGGGAGCGGCTAGCCTATAGTGGTAGATATAGGCTAGCCGTAATAAATTGAGAACAAGGAAAGCAATGGCAAATATAGAGTTGGCCGAGGCTCAACTAGCTATCCTTCATAAAGTGAAACGTAGCATAGCACCATTATGTGGTGTTTTGCCTTCGGCGAATATGCGTGACAAGGCTCGCAAGATTTATGATATTGCCAAACAGCTTGAAGAAGATATTAAGAAAGCTAATCCTGTTTGATTTTCACAGACCAAAGAGTTAAAGCCTCCGGCCCACTAAATGCGCAATTAATGGCTATAGGCATGGCCCCGGCCAAATGGGAGTTAGCGGGTGGAAAGCCATTTAGCGGACCTTCTGGTAAAATATTTGATGAAGCGTTGTGGCAATCCAAGACTCCTCGTGATAAAGTCCGCGTCACTAATCTCGTTAACTTCTATATCGACGATAACAATTTATATTCGGTTCCTAAAGAGGTTATGGATGCTGAAAGGGCGCGTGTCTTCGCAGAAATCGACGAAGTTAAACCAAACTGTTTGCTTATCATGGGCGGTGATACCCTGGACTTACTTACCGCCTCCAGAATCGAAACCTCAAAAAAAGGTAGCATTTATGCGGTTGGGTCTAAGGAAGGAGTGACGAAATGGCGCGGATCAATCATAACTATTTTAATGCCGTCCGGGAGATTGCAGAAATGCGTAGTGGCAATGCACCCAAGCAATTTTATCCGTGGTCAGTGGAAATGGCTGCCAATATACAAATACATAGATGTGCCAAGGGCTGTCACACAATCTTCATTTGCAGGCTTGAAGCTAACTCCACGGTCGGCGATAACTGGACCTTCGTTCCGTCAGGCGCGAGAGTGGCTCTTACATATGTTACAACAGGAATATGTGAGTATAGACTACGAGGGTTGGGAGCACATAACGTGTCTAGGGAGTGGTTCGACGGCAAACGAGGCATTATGCATACCACTAAACCGTGTTGGAAGCGCTTCTTATTGGGTGATCGCAGAAGAAATAGAATTATGGAAACTGTGGTCACAGTTATTACAAAGCCACAAGGTTAAAAAGGTTGGGCAAAATGCGTCTTTCGAATACATTAAAAGTTGGCTTTATGGTATTTATCCTACTGAATTTGCTCTCGATACTCTCTATATGCATCATTGCCTATATCCTGATTTTGGTGGCATTACAGACGAATGGTCTGGTCGTAAACGCGACATTGACAATCCTGGTCATGGTCTCGCTTTTATTACTAGCCAATACACTGATCAACATTATTATAAAGATGACGGGCGTAATTGGACGCCTGCTTTAGGCGAAGAAAAATTTTGGCAATATAATTGCCTCGACGTTATGGTAACGTTTGAGGCCGCCATGAAAATGAAACTTGAATTAGAAAAAACTGGTTTATGGAAGACTTACGTGGAGATGTATCAGGAAGAACTCGAACACAATCTCCGTATGGAATGGAATGGCGTAGCCTTAGACGTTGAACGTCGTCAGGCGGCCGGTGTTACCATGTTAGCTGAGATTGCAGAAATAAGTCAGGCCATAAAGGCAGAGGTTGGATATGATAGAGTGGTTGCTAAAAGAGATTGGAAAACAGCGAAAGCCCCAGTCGGAGTCTTAAACCTAAGCTCACCAAAACAGATGCAATATTTTTTGTATGAACAACGAAGGCACAAACCAGTCTATAAAGTGGATAAAAGAACTAAACAACGAAAAATCACAACAGACAAAGATGCCTTAAATAGCCTTGCCAGAAAGGACCCGGTGATTTATAAGATTATTAAAATGAAACAGATTCAAGACCTCAAAAATGATATTATAGATCAGCCGTTAGATGCCGAAGGCAGAATGCATTTCCATGTTAAAACTGGAGGGACAAATGGCACGCGCAAAAGCACGGCGGAAAGCATCCTCGGTAGCGGATTCAACGCGCAAAATCTCCCAAGGCAAGGCATCGCAAGATCGCTCTTCCTTCCAAGTTGAAGTTAATTATGGTGTAGAAAAAAATAGTCAGGATGCATTTGTTGGGGAAATATTAAAAGAGAAATACCCCAATGGACATCCAAAGTTTGCAGAGTTTGGTTTGGACATGATTAAGCTCCATGATCGCAAAAACAAGAACTATGCTGGAGGCGGCTCCCCTCTTGGTAATTTTCATCGTGTAGCTAATATGATGCGTAGTTATCCAAATCTACGTCAAGGTGATCCAGCTACCGCAGTTATAGGAATGGTTGTAAAACAAATCGACAATATACTATGGGCTATGAATACCGAGCGATTCTACTCAGAAACATCAGTTGATGAACATCTTGCAGATATCAGTGTTTATATGACTATTCTACGTTGTTTGCGATCAGATAACCAGCCTCTAACAATGAAGGAGAATCTACAATGAAAACTTGGGAAAACCACGGCCGCATGGTAGGTGAAATTAAGAAGCCAGGTGTTCACGTCCTAGATAATTTAACACCAGAGCGTGTTGACTTATGGCATGCTGTAACAGGCGTTGTGACCGAGGCCGGCGAATTAATGGATGCTGTTAAAAAGCTCGTTATCTATAACAAGCCTCTAGATTTAGAGAATGTAGTTGAAGAACTAGGTGATCTAGAGTTTTATCTAGAGCAGGTTAGACAAAATATTAGGGTGGGCCGGGCGATTATCCTTGAAAAGAATATGGAGAAACTTGGTAAACGGTATAGTGAAGGTTACAGTGACAAAGCTGCGCAGGAGCGGGCTGATAAACAAGGTTTATGTGGAAGGATGGATGCATTTAGCCCGTCAGGTTGCAAAAACGTAATACCATGTGCAGCTCACTCACTTAATGCTTCATAGTTAGATGATATGTCTACGCTGTAGATTAGAAGTAATAGATGTTTGTTATAGATGCAAAACGTGCAAGAAATGCCACGATGATTTGGATACGAGGTTTCCATGTCATTAGCATTACCACGAGTCTGGTTGTTTGCAGACTACAACCAAGCGGAGTCTAGGGTTGTGGCATGGAAAGGCCCGGTCCCTAAACTTAAACAACGTTATCAGGAAGGTGTAGATGTCCACTCTTACGTATGTAATCTCATTGCACGTGTCGTTCAAGAGAATAACATTAGCACACCCATCAATCCTGAAACTGGAAAACGACTCTTTCGATGGAAAGATCATGGAACTTTTGGAAAGGGAGATGAAGAACGGGAGATTGCCAAACGTGCTGTGCATGCCGGTAATTACGGAGAAGGAGTTTCTAAATTTGCGTTACGCACTGGATTGGCCGAAGATTCAGCTGCTATCGTCAAAAAGATCTATGAAACTCTCTTCCCAGAAATTAAAACTAATTACCAAGCCTGGGTCGAGCGGTGCATACGCAAAAACAAAACAATCTGTACGCCCGAACCCGTTAAGTTCCGTAAAATCTTCTACGACATCGTCTCCGACGATTTAATGAGACAGGCTTACGCCGCTTATCCACAATATACCATTGGGGCGATGCTCAATAGGACTATCAAAAAGTGTTGTAGAATCTTCATAGAAGATACAACGGAATCATTAAAAGACCAATGGAAGGCATGGTACGGTGATGAGAATTGGGATAACTGGCGTCATCTACGTGATAGTGGTCTCCGTACTCCTCAGGCTATATTGTGGAGCGGGATGGATGTCCGTCTTAATATCCACGACGCTGGCGGTATCAGTATACCTAACGACCCTGATCTTATTCGATGGGCTGCAACACGGTGGAAAGAAATAGCAGAAACACCTATCCAAGTCCACGAAAACGAAACGATGATTGTGCCAGTTGACTTCAAAACGGGGGCGACATGGGGTGCCGAGGATCAGAAGGATTACAAATTATGAATGGTTGGGAATTATATTGCTATATAGTAGGGTATATAGTAACAATAATAATTATAGTTTTCACAATAATAGGTGCAATACGATATTGGACTGGCTAGAAGTCTTTGTCCGACAAAAGGCTACTGCCAGATTGGCTCTCTAACTATATAGAGTTAACATCAGAGTTAGAAGCCAAGGAACAGTTACATTTATGGACAGGTCTATGCCTATTGTCGTCAGTAGTCAGACGTCGTATTTATTTAGATATGAAATATGGTCATGTTTTTCCAAATATGTATGTAATAATTGTAGCTGAAAGTGGTAAAGCTAGGAAGTCAACTGCTATTGATTTTGGCCATGATCTACTTATGGAGGCACTACCCGACATTAATGTAATGTATGATTCAATGACTTCACAAGCCCTAGTCGCCTCACTTAATCACACTACCACTGATAGCAAAAAGAATGAGAAGATGGTTAGCGATGTAACTATTTTTGCAGATGAAATAGCAAATTTGTTTAGCTATGACAGAACTCGGGCGGCGTTTATGACCATATTCCTAACTCGTACCTACACATGCCCGGCCGTTTATGGTGACAACACAATTAAACGCGGCAAACTCAAACTTCAAAATCTCTATCCCGTTGTCATAGGTGCAACCGATCCTCGCAATCTAAAAGTGTTTCCACCGGAGGCTGTTACCGGACTAACAGGTAGGTTAATTTGGATTATAGAATCAGAACGTAGAAAGAATGATCCTGGTTGGAAAGAAGAGAATTCACCAATAACTACCAGACAAACATTGTTAAGAGAAATGTTGATAACAGATTTAAGTCATATAGCTACTCTGGAAGGTGTAATGACAGCAACCAACGACTGCAAGGAGTTTTACGATGATTGGTACGCAGACCTCTCAAAAAGAAACACAAAAGACCCAGATACCGACGCATTTTACCATCGTTGTCACGTTACGGCCCTCCGCATTGGTATTCTATTGTCTATCTCAGAAAGTGACGAACTAATATTAACATTACCACATATGAAGCGTGCTATTGATTTAATAGAAGCACAGCCCGCCATGGCTAAACGCGCGGCCGTGTGGTCTGGTAGTGGTGAATACGAAGTCCAACGTGCCAAGGCTATAGATTTCTTACAAAAATCAGGAGGGTTGACTACTCAAAAGAAACTTCTAAAATATATGGGCGTGACTGTTGATGATTACGCAAAAATCATAGCTACGCTGGTACACGATGGAACTATTGAAAAGCCTAGCAATCCTATAGGCGGTGAAATAGCCATAACGCTAACTAAGGAAGGTTTTGGCCGGACTGTTACTTTACCAGAGGAAAAGAAATGATGCCAATATGCGGAAAATGTGGTAAAAGATTTTTGCCTACGGACCTATCGGTAGTAAACCCCGGCCAGGTCCGTAGGCATTATGTCTACTGTAAAAACCCTTACAGATACTGGAAGGCTCTTATTGTACAGTTGGTCCCTGACTTGGGAGTTGTGTTGCTTGCACTCTTTGATTAACTTCTGCCAATTGGATTGACAATGTATCCAAAACTGCCTTACGTTGTTCAGGCGTCAGCGATGGATCTTGCTGAACCCGATCAACAACATCCATAACTGCCTTGATGAGACCCGGTAGCAATGGAATTAGAGAAACGGCCAGAGGCACCATAGCCATTACTTAGTCTCCTCTGTAAACACAACGTAAGCATTAACAGCCATGCTGCTAAGTTCTGTTGCCATCAATGTAACAACCTCTCTCATCTTCTTTTCAACAGCAGCATCGTTAGCCTTGCGGGCGGCCTCCCACAACTGAATTGCAAGTGGATAACTCTTTTGGAACTTCTGACCAAACGAACGATACTTAGCGCAATTATCTGGCTTAATCTGTCCACTATTGCATCCCTGAACATACACTGCCGAAACTGCAACAAACTCTTCGCCAAGAGCCTTAAGACCCTCGCCAGTAACTGCAAGTCCACTATCACCAGTCCCAATACCTAGACTAGCGCAACCTGCCAGTAGAATAGCAATAGTTAGTATGTATAGCTTACGCATTCTAAAGTCTCCCCATTAGAAAGAGAATTAGTAGCACAACCAGCATAAGACCTACAGCGCCACCTCCTCCCCATCTTAAATCCCCACCCCAATGATAACCACCGAACCCTCCTAGTAGCAGCACAACTAGAATGATAATCAGAATGGTACTCATTTATTTATCTCCTTTCTGTTTTACACCAGAATCTACTATGTTTTGCTTCTTAACATGTTCTTCATACATATTTCTAGCACGCTTGGCGCCAGCTATATCTTCTGGAAGCTTTGTTGTCGCTGCCTTAAATTCATACAAATCAGAAGCTAGTTTCAACTGTACACCCATATTAGAATTAACCAACGTATGAGTATCAATTCCAACCTTCTGAATCTCATCTATCTTAGTATTATTTTTCTCAGTTGCATTTACAAGAGCAACCTTTGCATCCTCACTATTCTGTAATGCCTTAGTTTGTTTCTTGTTAATCATTGCCAACAAAATAGGATTCAAGGCAGTGATAAGTGTAACCAATCCACCAATTATGGTTAAAACTATCTCTACCTTTGTCATCCCGCCCTCAATATATTTAGAAATTCACTGCTAAAGGCTTCGTAAATGCCCTGTTTGTTACGCCACCAACGTTTACCCAGATGAGGCTGGTCCCGGCCTAATTTCCGCAAATCCACATGTAAACCTGGCTGATTCCAGAAAGGGTAGACGCCAATACCATTCCAAGGGTACCTTTCGACAAACAACCACTGGTCAACCAAAGGCATTCCAACAACATGAAAATCAACGCCAGTAGCAAACTCCCTAGCGTCAGCGTAGTGACTGGACTCTGTGATATGGCCTTTGTCATCCCAAGCCACATGTATTTGAATGGGTTTGTTAATCGCATCTCTCATTTCATCCATTAACATGACTACGTCCCAACTGATTTTATCTGGATCTTTAACCCATTCCTCACGCTTAAAATGTCTTATAGTTGACCAATCTCTAATAGTCATTGTGTCCTCAATGGCATAGCCTTACCAGTTCCTGAAACTGCTTCCGCACCTATAACTTCGACAGGCTTGTATTCACGTTTTGGTACAACCTCAGTCTCACCAATAGTAACCGCAGGCTTCTCATAAGGTTTGTCAGGTTCAAGATAACCCCACCTATCCAAAGCCTCCTTTTGTTCCTCTGATAGCTCATCATAAATATCTATTACATCTCTATAGGCATCTCTAATCTCTGGTTTATATTCATCTGGGATGCGTGGAAGTTTAGTCTGACTCTTACTTTCATAATATTTCTTACCAAGTTCTACATCTTCTAGTAGCAATCTACCTTTAGCTGTTTTCTTAGCTTCTGATACAAATGCACTAAATTGCACACGTTTTTCTGCATCAGTAGCATCTTGATATTCTTGTGTATCCATCTTAGCTTGCAAACCAGTTTCAGGATTTCTTATAATATTCCTAGCAAGTTGCTGCCATCTGTCTCTCTGTTGTGGAGTTAGTTTCACCCCAGGTTTATCGTAACCAGGAAGCTCCGGTCCACTAGGATCAAAACTGTCGTCAGGTGTTTCACCTATAACATCTGGGTAATCAGGTAGTTTAGCTTGTAGTCTAGCACCCTCAAGCTTGACCTTGTCAGTTTCCAAAGGATTCATTTTAGGAACTAATGGATGGAAGTAACCAAACCAGGAATTACCTACGGTGCTTGGTGGAATAACTGGATCACCATAACCATCCCGCAAGGGTGGTACAGTTTCACTAAATCCAGGAACCCTACTTTTAATCATATCAGTAAAATTCCTGGCATCACGTTGCACAGGATCACGACTTTCCTTAAATCTAGAAACAAGTGGGCCGCCGGCCGCAGTAGTAATTGCCGGTCCAGCAATAGTCCTAATATCTTGTCTAGTAATTCCTTCTCTATTGCCACGTTGCAAACCTTGGGCGACGTCTAGGATATTAGACATTGTCATCCAAGCAGTCTTATTAGCAACGTTTCTAGCGAATGCAAAAATAGCAGCCATAGCTGTTTGACTAAAATCTTCCTCGTCAAGTTGATCTGCCATTTGTGCTAAGTCTGCAACAAGACCTATTGGCATAGCAATAGGATCAAGACGGCCATAGGGAACCCAGCCGGCCGGGGTCTTGAAACTATAAGGTTCATTAACTGCTAGCCATGCCTTACGTAAAGCAGGGTCCGCCGGTCCAGAACCAGTAACCATTCCCTCCTTAGCCATTTCCCAAACCATCATACCCATCATCCATGACATTGTGATACGACCCATTGCTTCTTCAGCAAGAGTACCACCGGCCAAAACATCATGCCATAAACGGCCAGAAATCATTTGTAAACCAGGAAAATTATCCCAGCCATGTTTAACCATATTAGTTGGGCCTTTGAGAAATGCAAAATACAAATTACCGGGACCAGTCTCTCCCATTTTAACTAAATCACTAAATCCTTTTAAAAACCATCCCATATCATTTTGGTAAGTAGCCCGATAGGCGCGCTCCATAGCATTAGCAATTGCATCGCCGGGAGGGTTAGAAACCCAATTCCTTAGTGTAGCCCCACGATGCCCAAGGGCATAGCCATCAGCCCATAAACTACCGCGAACAACAACGGTTTTGAAAAAAGCATCAAGTGCTACTAGTGCATCCTGTCCAACCCAACGTATGCCTTGCCCCGCAGAACCACTCGGCCCCGTAGAACCAAGTCTATAAGTCATTCCTATAGCCTTTAATCCTTCACTAGTTGCTAAAGCCATACCTTTCATCATCATAGCTGCTTCGCGTGGATGGCCACCAAACAACCGGCTCATGACGAGGTTGCTAGCACCTAAAACGTTGCCACTGAAGGCAACAGGTGCCGTAGCAAACAGCAAAAAGTTACGATACATTTCATAAATAACAGCCGGAGGCACACCAAAATTCAAATAATTATCTTGGCTTCGCTGTGCTAGTTTAGCTACTTGACCGGGCTTTATCTTTGATAAATCCTCTGCAAACGTTCGCATTGCTTGGTTTAAATCACCTCTAGCAACACTAGCAGGGTCCCAATGCATTAACAGATTTGTAAATTCTTTTGTATAAGACATTTTATCTGTTTGACCAGTAAACAATTGCGTTGCTAATCTAGCAAACTGCATTCGCTCAAAATCGGTTGCATCAGGTGCAATGGCATGGGCTGCGGCTTTTGACAATTCTCCTGATTTACGTTCGAGTGCTTTAAGATAGCCGTAAAATTGCTGCGCCCCAAGAGATTTGCCAGGCATTAAGCGGCCAATATCCTTAAGATCCGGCCATGAAACACCAAACTTCCTCATTAGTTTTGGTAGCTCGGCGCGCGCTTGTTGTTTAGTAATTTGTTCTGCAAAAATCTTAGCATCTTGCAAAAATGAAGTAGCACTTTTAAATTCACCGCTTTCGCGCATCAAATTACGTTCAGCAGATTTCATCAATGCTTCTACTAATGTATTCTTTGCAGCTGAGACTTCACCAACTGTATTATTAGTTAACCTAGCAACGGCAAACTCCGCCTGGTCAATGCCCTCACGCTTAAAAGCTTCAACAAGTGCACCTACAATCCTAGCGTCCTTAGTCATATTACCAGCAACTTTTTCCGCAACACCACTAGCTTTAACCGCAGTAGTTACACCTTTAGCAGCTAAATTCACCGGCACTAATGCACTAGAGCCTATATTAATTCCAAAGCCTAATAGATAAGCTACACCTGGATGAGCACCTTGATGCAAAGCCCATTGCTCGGCCCGAGCGCCGTTAACATCACCAAATGCATCTAGAGCACCTGTTAATGTTTGCAATCCACCCCAAAACATTTGGAGTTGGCCTTCAAGCTGTGTATTTAGTTTGGCAATCTCGCCTTCCACACCCTCCGGCCGTTGTTTCTTAAATCCCTCAACAATGTTTTCCCAACCATCACTAACATTAGCGATGGCTTTTTGGAATACAGCAGTAGCATAAGGACCATCTTTAACCAAATCATCCAAGACAATCTTGGCTTTGTCACGTAACCATTGCCTACGTTCCCCCGCTGTGATATGCCCATCTTTATACCATTTCTCAATAGTATCAACCGAAACTTTCTTTAGTTTTTCTGTGCGATCATCTGCCATTAGCGCCTCAAATCCTGCGGACTAATAACATTAGGATTCTTGTCTGGCCTTTTACGCAATTTATCAACTTCTCTGTCAATAGATTCTTTGTTACGCATATTAGGATCACGTTCCAACTGTCGTTGCAATTGATGTTGCAAACGCTTTTCACGTGCTCTAAGCACTGGGTCATCAATAGGTGGTGCTGTCGCCCCAAGTGCATCGTCAACATAACGTCTAGCATTACCAAGTTCTTGCGTTCTAATACTACGAATATTGTTTTGTTCTGCTCTAACAACCGCCTCCTGACTTCTAAGATATTTATAGGCACTTTCCATTTCATCAGAAATAATTGGTGATTCTTTACGAAGTTTATTTAGCTTATCAATATAGCGTTCAATACGTTCTACTGTATGCGGGCCTTTTTCACCACCGAAATCTGCTATTAACACTCTAACTGTATTATCTTGTGTTTTATTTAGCGAATCCTGTTTCTCCTGTAATCTTAATCCATCTTGTCTAGTTAGCATAGGATGTTTGCCAGCTTGAATTTCATCAAGGAATGATTGTGGAATACGTCGGCCGGCAGCCTCGCCCATCCAATAATCAAAGACTAAAGCATCAACTTTCTTCAAAACAGCAGTTGTTTTTTGCTCTTGTTCAGACTCTAGTCTACTAGCCAAATCTAGAATTTTGATTCGTTCAGTGGCGGGAATCATATCGTAGCCGCCATCTTCGTAGCGTTTGCGAATTTCAGTTCTACCACGATCAGTTTGTGCTTGTGTAGTCATATGCTGCTGATAGACAGCAGCTTTATGAATATCTTTCATCTTTTGGCCTTTAAGTTGATCTATAAGGCCTCCGGCCACTTCGTTACTAACACTAGCATTAAACTCATTAACTTTATCCTCAAGTAAATCATAAGGTGCATTACCAGCAGTTCGTATAGATTCAGCACCGGCCTCAAATAATTTAGCTTCAACATAATCCTGACTTAATTTACGCTGGTTACCCTGGGCTACAATACGCAAACCTGGTATTTCATCACGATAGTATTGTGCAAGTGCACCAGTTACAGCATCATTTCTAGAACGTCCAATAACTTCATCTAAAACATCTCGTGATCTTTTATCAAATTCTGTCATATACTTAAATGGATCGTTGATTACTGTAGGATCATCAATTAGATCGACCATAACTTGCTTCCACTTATTATCAGCTTCTTTAGATAAAGCTTTGAAATCAATTGCATTGGCATGCTGTTCTAGAGTAGCATCAATTTCAAGGCCTTTTTGTAAAGTAGTACTAACATCTTGCAAACCTTTAGCGACAGATGTTAAACCACTATAATCACCAACCACGGCCCTGTTAGCCCGTGGCATTTGTGGTGAGCCACCTGCTGTGTGAATCTTAATTTCAGGCATAACGTCTACCACTCATATCTGTGGTCAATGTCTTCTTCCTAGCTTGATAGTAATTAGTTTGTTGGTAAGCACTAACAGCACCGCTACCTGCAGAAAGTACGCCACCAGCAATACTCAATGGGATGCTACGTTCCGCAGCCTGGGCACGAAACCCCGCCACATTACTTTCATAAATAGAAGTTGTAGCGGACATTTCACCCGCTCTCCTAATATTTAGAGCATCAAGCTCACCTTGTGTAACTAAATCAATATCTTGGACAAGCGGTGTACCGCTTGTTGTTTCAAATCCAGCGGCGGCGAATGCCGCTTGATTTTCTCCTCTCACTAGCATTAATCTACGTCTAGCCTGACGCTCCTCAAATTTAGCTGATTCTCTAACAGCGTCAGCTTCAATTTCACGCTGCTTTTTCTCTGATTTTGCAAGTTTTTTCTGAGTTTCAGCTTGTTGCACTGCACTATATGTAGCAACGCCCGCTCCAGCAACAGCAATTACAACACCAGCAACTGCAATAGCAACAGCATATTCAGCCATTCTAATCCTCCACAATAAATTCATACCTTATTACGTCATCCCGCGTGGCGCTGTATTGACGCGCCCGGCCGTTTTCTCTTTCAAATCCAAGCATTTCCGCGAACTTTTTGTTGACCGGCTGATCCGATAAAACTACCATTTCCACTCTATGAAGATTCCAAATTTTTATTATATCTCTAAGGCCGAGGCGTACCATCCTGGTGCACCAAAACCTGTGTTTAAGGAAATCAGTTGTCACAATAGACCAAGCGGTGCCCATGCCCGCCCATTGTATAATTACACCTGCGCACATTATAACTTTATCATCCACAAGTGCAGAGAAACCTGGATTCTTATCACGTTCTCTAATAGCATGGTCATCCGTAATCCAAGGATCACGGTTATCTATACTTAAAAGATGTTGATGGTTAAATGGCACAAGTTTAGGGGTTGCCAAATTGTATATCTCCAAAAACAGCAAGAATTGTCATAGGGTAAGGCTGATCTTGCTTTATGCTGATTTTGCCATCATCACTAATACCTTCGGTAGTTACTTCCATATCACCAGTGTAGGGCGTTACGCCTCCAGGTGTGACATATTCTAAAGGCTGGCCGTTGCCTCTACCGCCAATAGTGTTGCGTAGACGTGCCCAAATCTTTTTCCAAACTCTGGTTAAGCCCTCAACCATCTGCCCTTCAACAGCAGGTTTCATTGTTATAAATTCACTATCATAATGAAGGCCAACCTCGGCCTTTCCATCCCACACTGCATCTAGTTCAATCTGTCCATCAACTACGAGTTTTTGCCCAATATAGGAATTACCTAAAATAACATCAACAAGTTTACCTTCTAAGTGTCCAAGGTTAGTAAGAAAGCTAGTAGGAGAGCTACTGAGATCGTATAAGACAGCACTATCAGTTTGAAGAGAAGTCCAGGGGCGATCTGCAAGTTCAGTAGCATCGTCATCAAATACTTCAATATATTGCTCCTGAACTCCTTGTATAGTTCTTTCAACTATACAATAAACTAAATCAGGTTTACCAGAAGTTTGTGGTACACAGGCGACAGCACGGAACAAACCATCTGTTACAATTCTAGTAAAACCAATAACTTTCTCATGATGAAAATAAGTTAAAGTTATTAATTCTCCATCATCACGTACCCAATATAAACGTGAGTCTGGCCGTTTGGCGAAAGCTGATGGGCCGAGCCTTATGCCGGTCCCTGTTATATGACTAGCGGGACCAGTTAATTCTAGTGCATCAAATCCATCCTCCTCAATATTAAAAGCAATAGAGTAAATCTGTTTACGACTTCTATCAACAAATATAACACGCCTACTTATGACTGTAGGTTGTATAGGAGAAGAACCATGCTCTGTTGATTTCTCTTCAAATGGTATTTTATCACCACCAAGAGCTTCTCCATCTTTACCACTTGTAATTCTATGTTCTGTGCCGGCAGTGCCTACAAACAATGCTAAATTGTTAGCTAGCCATTGAATAGGATTCAATCCTTTAGTAGCTATAGTATATTCAACTGCCCTCCCGGCAGATACACCAGTTGCATATTTATTATAATCGTCAGGTTCTGAGGCCCACCATGTATTAGGTTGTGCAAATGTTGATGCCTGAATCTGCCTACCAGACCAAAAATCACCAGTAGCAGGAAAACCATTAATTATGCTCCATGATTCAACTTCAAGCGTCCAGGCACCAGCTACAGTTGCAGGAGGGTCTGCATCCTCGGCTCCCTCCATAACACTTAAAATTTCACCAATAATATTAAGTGGGTCAGTAACTGTTGTTATCTTGACTAAACCACCATATATAGAAATATACTTACCAACATCTGCCGCTCTGAATGCATTAGAACCTGCTGCTAATCCTACTTTAGCACCAATAGGCTCTTTTTTATCTGGATTTAAAGTAGTTTGTGGTGATAAATCTAAGAGCCATTCACCGGCTGGTATTGGATTTGTATTAGGAAATGCATCAATAATATCAACACGCACATGATCGTTAGGCGAAGCAATATCGCCTCCGCTAGCACCAAGTGCAGTAATAATACCTCGTGATGCACCATAAACTATCTGTCTACCAACATCGGCTTCAAAGAATACTGGTGCGGAGGCTGCAAATATTACAGATAGCCCTGATACTGCACCAGGGGTAAGTGTAATTGTCCCTCCTGATATATCTGTTTTTGCTTGGAAGGAGGGTGGTGGTAAATAGGTGATAGGTTGCAAAGACCAACTAGTATCACTAATACGGCTAAGACGCTGCTGACGAAGTAAACGATTCCACAGGAATAATACGTCATTAAGCTGTGCGAAATGCGTCGTACGTAGTATATCCTCTGCGTATGGCGAAACAATTTCAACAGGTAATCCACCGCCTCCTAGTAATTGCGTTTTACCTTTAATGAATCTATTGTATAAATCACCAAATTCTACAATGTAACTATTTTCAACACTAGATTCAAATGGAAACAATATTGCATCTTTTGTTTTATCTTTAACTTTAGCAATTAAACGTAGGCCAGGGCGTCGGTCCAATCCACCTTGTCTTAATAGATTAAAGTTTTCTATCTTAGAACCGCCCTCAAAATATGCAGCTAAATCTGGGCGGCCCTCTAGTAATGGATCAAGCTCACCTTTTGAAGCATTAGTTAGTAAACGTCTAGCATCAGACATTTAGCGACCCCATAACAAATCATCAACTATAGTTCTTTCTGGCGGGCCTTCTTGTCCGTCAACCGATGATGCAAATGGTAACCACAGATTCATTGCTTCTGTCATCAATGATTCAGCAAGTCTTACATCAGCTTTAATTGCCCGTGCAAGTCTTGAAGCCAAGGCTGTTTGTGCAAGTTGGTAAAACAACGGATCAAACAAAGCAGGATTATCTATATCTTGTGTATAGACAATTCTGACTTCTGCCTCCGAACTCAGAAGCCTATTTTTGCCTTCAATTTTATAATGTCCAACATACCCCATCCAATATTGTGGGTCTCCAGTAATCTGTAATAGATGCCCATTGTATTCGCGAATGCACAAATGTCGTGCTGGTAATGCGTAGGAGAATGCGAATTCAAATGCTGGCGTTGGCAAAACTTGTTGTAGCTTTGCCCGGGCCTCGGCAAAATTCCATCTACTGCTGCGTAGCATAGCCTCACGCATTGGCGGCCAATATGTTTTACACCAATTAGCTTGCAACTTATTGTCATCAATACCTTGTATTCTGGCTTCTTTAATCATGCCTAATGCGCCATTTAGAAACTCAGTCTCACTAGCAGACATTTAACGGCTCCTTACTACAAATTTGGCATAGCCTTCATTACCTCTAGCATCTAAATTATTACCCAATGAAAATACATTCATGTGTTTGAAGATTTTAGTATACCACCATTCTTGATTTTTAACAGTCATATGAAGCGTTTCACCTATTTCTCTACCACAATAATCTTCAAACATGGCTATTTGTAGATAACCACCTTTGCGCGTAGTTTGTGCTATGCTTCGTAATGCATCATCAATTTTCTCTTCTGGTATATGTTCAAGTACGTCAACACAATAGACCCAATCCCATTGCAAACCAGTCTTAAACAATTCCCAAATATTTGCTGTAATAACAGGTAAATCTTCAACATCGACTGCTTTAGTACAAAAGTCCAGCAAAACTACTTTCAAACCACGGGCCGCGAGCGCCGCCCCCGCCCGTCCTGTACCACAACCTAAATCAACAAGTGTATCACCAAGCTTCCAGGCGCAATGCTTAAGAAAATTATCAATGGCGTTTTCACCAGGTGACCATTGCCTATAACTTTGTTTATCCCACATCTTATTATATTTCTGTAGCTCTATTTCATGTAAACTCATCGTATCTCCAATGTCATTGGTGTTGCTGCTTCTATGCCAGCCAATCTTATGTTGTTGTATTGATCTGTAGTTATTAAAAGACTAGTATGTGCTTGTTCAACCAATGCTTGCACAACGTCCCAACTACCGTCACGTAACGACCATAAAAACAAAGGCATCGCCGTCAGCAATGTATTTAGAGTTAGAGGGTCTGCTGCAAAAATGTTTTTAAGTAAACGCTCAAACGTTACCTCTGGTTTTGGTATTATAGTTGTGCTAAGATGTCTAGGACTACCCATTTCTATCGTTGAAGAACCAACCAAGTGTTACAATACGCACCGGGTTATCAACCCCGGCCCTGTATCTAAATTGTCTAGATGTATCAAGTCTAATTCTAGCTTGAGAGCCACTTCGCGTACCGCCATTACCTGTTGTAAACAATGGCGCCACTGTATCACTAGGAGCCATGTCAACTGTTGCCAATGAACTAAGATAGACATAGGTAGCATTACCAGCAAAAGCATTAACAAGTGCAGTTAATGCAATACCGGTAGGTGCCCCCAATAATGTTCCAACTTTAGCAAGAATACCAGGTGTAGGATCATTGACACCTAGTAATGGTGTTTTACGTTCGAAAAATCCAGTGTCTATATGATGATTTAGTGGTACTATAATACCACCTTCACGTAAGAATACCCATAACATGCGCTTCTTGGTTCCACCATCTGGGAGAGTTGGATTTAGTAATTGGCTAAAGCATATGTCGTCAGAACCCCCAGAACGTCTAAACTGGTATCCAAACCAAGTTCCATCAGCTAATGCTTCTGTGGCAATGCGACCACCTGCAGCGGAACCTGCGGCCCAAACTGCATCTAATTGTTTAGTCATTGCAGGAGTTACTAACAACACGCGATTTGCAGCTAAAACATCATCGGAAGCACATTCACATGCAGTAATGTCAATATCATTGGTTGCATCAGCAGCATTATTTGTAAATTGACCACCATATTTGTAGCCACGTGTACCTGTTGAAGAAATTGTAAACGGCTGACCAGCGCCACCATCAACAAATGAAATACCAGAACCGGCAGTTACTATACGTTCAGTAGTTAGCTCACCATGTGCTCCAACAACTAAATAACTTGCATTATTTGGTGCGGCATCCAAAGCCGCCCGGCCGGTTGAATCTTTAGTTAAACCTATACCATCCCTTAATGCTAATAAACTAGCAGCAGCAACGCCTGTACCACCATCTATAATAGGTACGGGGCTAATTAACGTACCAATACTAGTAACAATACCCCATTTAATTTTACCAGAAGGCGCATCATAATATGAAAAACGTTGGTTAATAGGATCGTCAACTTCAACATTTCTAAATAGAGACTTGTTAGCAAATTTTAAACATCTACCAAAAATCTCCAATGCCATTTGGTTAAATTTGGCAACTTTGTCAAAATCTCTATTAAGACGTTCGTGAACTGTAGCTTGTCCTTCATTTGGTGTATAAACACTAAGATTTTGTGCTTTTTGATTTCTAGTTACAACTATATTAGCATTAATTTCTGGAAATGGTTCTAGGAATATGACATCAAAAGTAGAATTGCCAATACCATCAAGCTCATAATCAATATCAACAGTTTTAACATCGTCACCTACTTGGACTAGTACCTCGGATTTATCATCAATCTTAAAATCAACAGTGAAAGGCCCCTCGGTCCCATCACCCAAAAGCTCGATTCGGCCGTCATTTTCCGCAATGGTCATGGTTCAACCCTCAATGAACAACCTTTACCAATATGTGGCATTATGACAAGATCGTCAACGACCGAGCCATGAGCACATGCACCAAGACCAGTTACTTTCTGTGTTATTAAATCAATTAGCATTATAGACAAACCTGGATACCTTTCCTTATAAACTCTACAACGCGAAGCCCCAGGCGACCCAGGTATGCCAACTATTTCCAAGTTATTGCAACGCATACCATTTGGCATACAACACAAACCACATTGATTACATGTTCCAACAAGCTTCAATTCAAAATGCTCCCTGTTTTCTTGCTATCAACTGGTTGTGGCATAGCTGGCTGTGAGAAAACAATAGGAGGAGGCGCTGGGTTCTCAACACCACAAAATGATGCTGTTGGTATAGATCCCGTTGTGTTCTTACTTACAATACGATAACGAACACTACCAATAGGCGTTGTTTTGTCTTCATATGAACAAATAAGGCCGATGCATGTGACATCGACACCGATTGTAGTCCATGGTGCGTTGTCGATCGAACGTTGAATATCATAACTGACGGCGGTTGATGTTGGTGACCATTCGATTGTAAACGCGTTTGCTACGGTCGGTATCAGTAACATGGCAAGGATTAGTATTCTCATTGTCATCTCCTAGTCGATCATTGTAGTACCGAAGCCACCACCAATAACACCACCACCAATTAATACTTCTGTGACAGCAACAGCGATAGCACTAGAGCTAGCAGATGCTTGCGTCCAACCTGCTGCAACGTCGGAAGATGCGATGGTGTCATATTTATAAACTGCTCCAACAGGAGGATTTGTAAATAAAACTTCTGCCGTCGGAACACTCCAACCTGCTGTCGGTGTTATATTACCTGCGCCAGTAATATTTGTTACAAATCCAATAGCAACAAAAGCAGTTCGACCGGCAAGAGCCATCGTTACTGATGGATTAGCACCAGTACCATTAATAGTTGTATCAACATCAACATATTCTGTATTACGCGCTGACGACAAGGCTAGAACCGTAACACTTTTATTAGCACTTCCAGTTACATTGACTACAACCGTTTGTAAACCAGTTGGTATGTTTGATCCAAGGAAATATTTGTAAATACAGCGTTGTGATGCCATACAAACAGGCGAACCTGCCGCCGCAACCATAATAACGCCGCCATAAGTCGGTGTACTTACCTGACTTACACCCGAAGCAGAGTCTTGCAAAACCCATAAAAGAATAGCACCAGGCGTGCATGATGGCGTAAATGAAAACGAAAAATTACCCGTGCTATTAGCAGGCGTATTACCATTACAATACGCGACAGTACCGAAGGCAGGTGCTGCCAGTAATAGCAATAGAATTGTAAATAATAATTTAATCAATGAATTCTCCCTCTATGCCCTACACCAACGATCGGTGAGTCTGGTGGATCACCACTCAAATTGCCACCACCAAAATTATCGCCTTGTGCGGCGCCACCTAAACCAATACCAATAAATCCGCCATTAGGTGCGTTTGTAATCGGAGCTTGTCCTATTCGATAACAGATTCCATTGCTGGCTCTACAATATATTAATGACGCCAATCCATTATCGTTGTCGTTATATCGTCCACCAAATTTATCACCAACCGCCATATCCCAACCAAGATTAACAGGAGCCAATGGCTCTGAATAAATACCATCAATACGTCTAGCAATACGGCAAGTATCATTATTAACACCTGTTACTCTAGTACAAGCAAAAAATACACGATTATTCTGATCAACACCAAGAAACTGTGCTTGATACCAGTTTCCATCCTCTGCAACTAATGTTGCAATATCGTAGTAGACTTCTTGTTTTTGATCGAAATCAGTAATATATCGTGCAACATGTGTATTTGCGTCGACAAGACCGGGCGTTGCTTTATTACTAGATATAACAACGCCGCTACCAACAACACTAACAAAATTAGGTATAACACCGTCGGCCCCTGTAAATGTTGAAAGTAATGGCGTAGTAAATCCTGCGTCTTCTGGGAATGGTTCAATCGCACCTTGTAGACATTGTGGTGGTATTGCTCCACCTAGAGCTTGAATATCTGCGGTAACGTCTGCAATAGGACGTGCTAATGGAGGACCACTACAATTGACACATGGATTTCCATTTGATCCAGCGGTGGCTGTAAACGAGGTTCCAAAAGCGCGACCAGCCGTAGTTGTTGCATCTTTAATACGTTGATTCATAGGCCATGGCCATAATGGTACCGTGCTAGGTGTCGTGCCTCCTGGTGTCCAACGAAAACATAAATTACCACCTGTAGTGCTAGTCCATGGACTCTGTGCTGACGCCTGTAATCCTGCAATACTACTTGCTGCTTGTAGATCAGTTACGACCCAAGGTGTCGCAGTTACCGCATCACCTGCACCACGTACTGATGTTGCATGTGTTAAAGTGACATCAGATATTTGTGTTGTAAAAACAAATCCCCAAATATCATTAAAGTCTGGATTGGACGGATGTACTAGTACCCATGCATCCTCTATATGCATCCCAATAAGACGGTGACCTCCAGACGATACATGAAAGACAGAACCTTTACCAAATAATTGATCACCACTAAATCGCTCTGTTGCGTTTAGATATCCTAAACTTCCATAGACTCTAGAATTCATTACCGTAGGAGGTGGATTTCCCGCAGTAGGCGGGTCCGTTGGTCTAGCACGTAGTCGATAAAAGCCATCGATACAGAATGGTGTAGAAACTATACCCCAACCAGGACAATTATCATTGTCGGTTGATGAAGAATTAATGGCTGTTCCTACGGAATTTGTAACGTTCCAAGACGCAGGATAAGATGCCTCCGACCACGTAATGAGACAATTTTCACAACGATGATTTGGAGTACCACCATATCCTGCTTGAATGCACTCTTTCTGCGCGGTGTTGCTTGATCCACCTTCGTTTCGACACCAGACTCGTCGTAAAGTTAATCCAATACTACCAGCAGTACCACTACCGCCATAATGATGAACAGTGATACCCGAAGTACCAAAAAATGCGGAATCCTCTATAAGATTTGCAGGACCCTCACGGCCATTTACGTTATTAATAAAAATAGCTGTACCCTTGCTAAATTCTCCGTCCCAGGCTACAACGCGACGAATAATATTACCAGCTGATCTATAAAATTGAATTACTTCACGTGTACCTTGTTTTGCATTAAAACCTTCAAGAACCCAATAATCATTACTATGTGGTACGCTATTACGTATACCACCAAGATTAACGGGGCGGCGCGTAAATTGACCATCAATAGTAACTAATCCATCATTCAATGCGCGAATAGTAATTGGTAACGATGCAGTACCACTCAAATTTACAGGACCTAAATCACCAGGATTAATTACGTAATCTGCACCTTGATAAGTACCATTCATCAAACATAACGTCTTGCCAGGCATTTGTGATGCAGCAACAATTGTATAGAATTTGGTTATTGTGATTGGATTATTTGTGTCTAATCCACTATTAGTAGACAATCCTGTAGGGGATGCATAATAGTTACAAGCTTGCGCCCAAGCATTTGATGCAAATAGTAGAACGAAGACTAACGATAAAAGAAATTGCATAGAACCTCCCCGGTTGCTACTGCTGCGGTACTATTGTTAGCCAACGCTGTTGTGAAACGACTACCAATTGATGTTGCAAATGCGATACCATCTGGAGGAATTGGTAATGCGTGACCACCACCAGTAGTAGAACCAGGAATTAGAAATTTAATAACGGGTGTCTCGGCCGAGGTTGGTGTGTCGTCATTATATATTTTGATATATGCCACAGCCGCATTGATATTCGTACAATCTCCGCCATACAATACGCCAGCACTAGCTTTTATAGATGCTGCATCCTGGTTGGCAGCAGCAGCACTCTCCACGACTTTTGCTGACATTCCATTTTCAGGAATATAAACAGCAATAGCACCCGTCGTTAGATCAACACGACATGGAACCTGCCGCCCCTCCGTCCATGATGGATTGCTAGCAGTTGCTTTACAAATTAAGACTGGTTGTTTGGCAGTAGAATTTGTAGAATCATCCGCTGAATTACCTAGAACAATCCAAGGACTTGTTTGTTGAGTTACACCAACGTTGCCAGTAATACCGACGGTACCTGAGATAACACCGCTAGAACCACCACTACCACCCCCACCAAATTGTGTCGTAAGAATATGAACTGACGCAGTACCTGTTATTGTGTCAGAGCCACGAACTCTAATATTCGTTAAAGCGTTAGTAATAGCCCATTGACCAGCGACGCCATCAGTAAATGTACCTGTGGCAGAACCACCAATAGAACTACCAGTAATCGAAAACCATGATTGCCTATTGTCAATTGAACCTTCAAATTGCAGAGGGCCGGTGAATGTACCAGTTATGCTTATAGTAGCATTTGATGCACCGGCAGTGTTTACTTCTACACAAGCAAAAACAACGCAATCATCACTATTAGTAGTGATGGTGCCTATATTAGCAGTTACTGCGTCTGCTTGCGCAGGCAACAACAATAAGAACAGAAATAATAAACTAATCAGTCGCATCATCTGTGATCTCCACCCACGCGCCGTAGGCAGGATTGGTTGGCGACATATAGCGTTGGACTCGAACTGCAATGGTACCGTCCATTAAACGGCATGAATGTCCATTAATCCAGGTATGATCTTTAACTTTTGCTACAACCCTAGCCTCGGCCGCCGCCATTGTTGCAAACGCCGCCATTTCTTTCTCCTTATACTAGAATGATTTTAACTCTAGGAACCTCAGTTGGTGCCTCCCGTACAGGAACTACATTGGCCGGGCCTACCGCTTCGCGGCAGCGCACTATTCCAGCGCCTCCAACTTCAACAGTCTGAACAGGAACTACATTCCTAATGAAACCTACTAGATAGCGTATAGGAACAACACCAATTGATGAGGCCGGAGGCTCAGCCTCACCACTATCTATTAATGCAACTAACACTGCGTCATCTAGTAACTTATTAAGATTAGCTTGCACATCAACTACTGCCGTACCGGAGGCCGTCATATCCTCCAACAACTTATTTAATGCAGCTTGAACTTCTATTTTAGATACTGCATCTAGAATTATGCTATCTAGTGTTTTAGACATAACTGCTTGGACTTCAACTGCCATTGCTGATGTTAACCCAACGCCCTCCAGGGTCTTTGCTAGAATAGCCTGAACCTCAACTTTAGTTGTTGCTACTAAACCAATATCTTCAAGAGTGGCAGTTAAAACTGCTGTAGTACCGCCAGCAGCAGGCGCAAACGATATTGAGGCAGGGCCACCCCAATAAACCAATGTCCAAGGCTCGGCCGGAGGGCCGAACCCTTGTATAATTGGTGCCACATCATGTAGTGTCCAGTCGTTAATGGCCATTATGCTGTATCTATCTCGTCTGCGACTAGCTGCAAATTAAACTTTCTAGTATCAGATGTAGTACCAGCCACGTCTTGATAGACTACGAAACCTTCGCCCGGCCTAAACACCGGCCAATCATCTTCATCTTCGCCAGGGTCGATAACATCTATGAAGTCTGGATGATAAGCACCGACGGCTGTTAAAGCCCCGGTCAAACCTATCGTTCCAAAACCTATACCAACATGGACTACTGTAGTTCCAGTGTTTGCTAATGAAAATAAACAAGCTGGAGTGATGTGCACCAATGAATCATTAATATTAGGTGCAAGTAAAGCACCAGACAAACCACCTGACGATGTATAACGTCGTACAAGAAGGCGTGGCGCTGTTGGTGTGGCTAATGCAGTTGAATGTTGTGAGGAAGCTGAAAGACGGCGTAGACGCATAGCCTTACCACTAACAGTGGAAGGCATATGCCCAAATAGCATACCTGCGGTTGTACCATTTTGGGCTGCTGCTAGAACAGTATTTTGAACTAATGCAAGACGATAAATAGATAAAATCTTAGCTTGACGAGTTTGAACATAATAATGCTCAAATACTGTATTAGCACCAACAACTTGTGACTGGCCTCTAATCTTAGGGCCAGCACCAGCACTATCATCTGGTAATTTAATAATCGCAGGAACAGGTGCTGCCATTATGCATTCCCATCTGTCAAGGTGAACCCTGTGACAGTTATAGGTTGGTTAATTTCCACGACAGGATTGGCAACCGTCATGTCACCGCCACCGCCTGTGATCGTTACCGTACCTTGCATATGTTGTGTAACACCGTCGGTGGCATAGATACGGAAATGACCTATAGTACCGGCAGCGTCAGATAACAAATCTTCCCACGTCCCGGCCTTAGCTTTTGAGCCTGCGGCTGCGGCAGCCATCCAATCACTTGGCAAGTTTAGTGTTGCGACTATTGTACCAGAATCAGCATCAGTTATTAAGGCTGGGGGAGCCCCGGTCCTTAACTTCAAAATCGCGCTAACGCCAATGACAGACTCTATTGAATCAAGTCTACCATTGCGTACCGCCACCGACATCTTGATAGTCATTATGGAATTATCACTATCAACACTCTAGGAACTTCACTAATTACTTCACGAACAGGTACAACGTGACCAGGGCCGACAAAAGCACGGCAAGGAACAATGCCGATGCCACCAACTCCGACTGTCTTGACGGGGACAATGTTGTCATCCAAGCCTTCAACATAACGTATAGGTACAATGTTGTTCTCAGCCATTATAGTTTGTGCTCTCTCTTGAAGTTATCCAACGCAGCGCTAGCCTTGGCTAGCGCCATTTCCTTCTCTTCAACCTTTTTAACAAGATCTTTCATTCTGTCATTTAACTCCGCTTCACGCTTCTTGAAATCATTTTCCATCTTTATTGCAGCATCACTAACATTTACTGCCTTCTTTGTCACTTCTGCGATTTCGGCTTCCGTCTTCTTCCTGGCCTCTTCCGTTTGTTTGCGCAATTGCGTTTTAGTATTGTTAAAATCTATATCCAATTGAGCTTTAGCTTTTTCAGTAGCTGTAATTTCATTTTTCATTCCATCCAATCGAGCTTTGGCATTTTTAGCAGTATCAACCAATAGCTCAATTTTACGTAATGACATATTTTGACGTTCCCAATTAGTCCTCTCCGCTTGCATCTGTCGTAGTGTTGCCAACGCCTCTTCATCTGTCATTACTAAAACACCTATTTGGTCAGCCATCATATCCCTCCAAAATAGCGGTTAGTCCATCCAGACATACTACGTACTGCTTTCTTAAATGCTGGTACACGTGCCATTTCTCTAGTTAATTGTTCTAGAATACCTTTGTCACTCCCATTGTTTCCATTGCCATAATGATTACCAGTAGATTCTGCTTCAAAGAATCTACGCATTTGCATACCTGGACATCCCGCCAGAATGATACGTTCAGCCCCCATAATCCATGCAATTTGCATTGCGAAATAGCCACTCAAAGCCATAACTGGTGTTAAATTCTGCCAATGAAAATCACTGAACGGCTTCGCCTCATAGGTATGATAACGAGTAGTCTCACCTCGCGTAGCATGATTCCATCTAACTGTTTTCCAGGCTCCAAGATAGTCAGCATGCAATGAAACCCAATGATCTAATTTAGGTAAGTACATACCAATGTCGTTTACTGCAAAAATTACTGGATCTTTAGTTTGTTTCATCGCCCGTTCAAGATCGTGAAACACACTAACTGCATTACCACAAACGATAACAGTACGGGAATGTAGCGTATCAATGAGTTGAGCCACATTCCCTTGGCCCGCATATCCACGGACTTCCCACGTTGCATTGTGAGTTCCCATAGATTCTGCGTTTCGTACTGTCATCTTTTCCTCTAGTTAAGCCGGTTTAATGCAGATGAAACAACCCCTAACGGTCTTGCCAACCACAGGGTTAGCACCACGCCACTCACCCAACACGATAACATCAGCCGTTGGGCGATACATGAAACCTGCAAATGCTAAACGACCGAAACCAGCCTCTAGAGGACCACCTGATGCAGTGTAAAACTCAGCGGCGATCATATAACGATCGTCGTCTGTTGCATCACCAATCTGGAACGTACCGTTTGTACCGGCTGACGCCCAGATATTATCACCAGAAACATGCAACGCGATTGGCATCCAGTTAGCAGGAATAACACATAACTGAACCTTATCGCGTGCGCCCGCTGATGCCCCGCCAATTTCACCTGACACTACTGTATGACGGAATGGAATTGGCACCAACATACCATGTAGATCACGAGCATCGACTAGATACTTATTAACATGAACTGCAGTGTATAGCGCGGAAGCACGAGTAACAGCACCCATTTTAGGTCTCCTCCTTTCCTATTAGTTCTCTAGTGCGCTAACTTGAACAACCGCAGCTTCGAAAACTCTCACGGCGGCTTGCATCATCTTCTGTTTCACTTGGATAGGATCACCCATCAACCAATGGGCTACGGCAACCGATGGCGCACCTTGCGGTCTACCGATTGAAAGACCAACCGCACCACGATAGAATGCAATGCACGCACGCTCTGTAGCACTGATAAGTGGCAGCATGGTTTGTAGCGTAGTACCATCAATCTGCACAACGTCTGCCATGCATAGCCAGTCGAAACCTTGCCAACTCAAACCACTGATAGTACCACGATCATGGATTTGATTCTTAGTGAAGTCACTGCTGGAAGCCTGTGTGATTGCCATAATATCTACTTCTTGACCAGCAGTATACAGGAACTTACGTTCTGCAGGACCCATCGGCACACTAGCCTTTGAAAGCTTAGTATGTGCTGCGATGATTCTGATAAGATCCATTGCTGTCGCCCCGCCCAACTTCTGCGATGACGGCAATGCAATAGTGCTGTATGTGATGATACCACTGCCAGAGGTTACTGTTGCGATTTGTGCTGAACCTAGAAGTGCATCAATAATGTGCTTGTCACCACGGCGGGCGATGGCACCAACGATTGTTTCAGTCTGTGCGGACTGAGGATCGGCCATACTACGTAGCGTATCTTCGTCTGCAACCATTACAGTCGCATTACTAGACTGCAATGTCACAGCACGCTTGCTACTTGGTGGGTTCAGAATCAAGTTTTGACCGTATGGATCAACCACGTCATTTGCAATGACGAGGCCCATACGCTCATGATGATCTATTGCAGCACGAACATCACGATGAACCATGCCTGGCAGTAGAAACCCATCAAGCATGCCTCGCATCTGTTGATAGGTCAACAGAATCTGAGAGTGAAACCTATATACCCAATGTTGGTCTGCTGTGACTGACATTTCTTCCCTCCCACTAGTAATTCAAAAAGCGGTGAGGGTGCCCGGACAACCCGGACCCCACCTACGGCACTAACGTGCGCCGTTGGCGGTCACTTGAAAACCTCCGGCCTGTGACGGCGGGTAT